TGACCTACACTTCCAAGTAAATCGCCCATTAAAGCACCTTGATTACTACCTTGAACAATCTCATTTTGAACTCTATCTAAATAATTTTGATCGCTAAATTTAGTAAATTGATTTCCTACTTGATTACCAAAAGCAAAAGGATTAGCATTTGGATAAAAATCAGATTGTGTTTGTCCTAATATAGTTGACATAGCATTATTATATCTATTTTCTCGTCTTGCATTACCACCAGTTATTGCATCAAATATACCAATTAAACCTAAAGGAGGTCTTTTCTTAAATTCAAAAATTTCATTACCATCCTCATCAAATCCAACAGAATATTTATCTAATTCATTTTCTGCTCCAAAAGGTAATGATGTATCTTTTCTCATTTCATCATACATTTTTTGGCTTTCAGTTCTTGTATCAACAACTGGATCATTATTATTATTATTTTCTTGATATATAGATTGACCAAAAGTTTCTACTGGTTGGCATATACCATCAACTAACATAAATCCTTCTGGGCAAGGATCAACAGGAGTTTCTGGTACAGAAAAATCTAACTGTGGATTTGGAAATAAATCCTCTGGTGTTAATGTTCCTGCGTTCTCTTGTTCAGTTCGTAAATCAAAAATAGGATTACGAAAATTTCCTGCACTATTTAAATCTATCTCTGGTTGTGCTTGACTATAACCACCATCATTTAAATAACCATCAATAATTGATTGTGCTTTTGAGCCTTGCATAAAAGGTGTAAAAGTTGCCATTAGTTTAATCCTTGTTGTAGAATTTTAGAAGCTAATTTCTCTTTTTCTAATTCTGAAACATTTTGCTCTTTAACAACTTGTGTTGCGAGTTTTTGTTCATCTAAATTTAATTTTTGCATTTTCATTTGATTATCAGCTTCTAATTTTCTATTTTTAAAATCCATTTCTGCCATAGCCTTTTGTTTTCTAATTTCTATATCTTGTGCTGCTAATTGCATGGTTGGATCTTGTTTCTGTTCTTTAGGTTGTGGTGGAGGTTGCATTGCAGGATTATTAAAAAATTGCGTTGCATCCTTATAACCACTATTTTGTAAATAATTTTCTAATGTGTTGTAGATAGTCTGTGGAGTTACCATTCCCATTCCACCTTGTTGTATCATCTTTTCTTGAACATTTAATACTTGTTGTAAAACTTGTAGTCGTTGATCTTGGTTTCCAGTACCTAAACCAACTTGTGTTGTGCAATCATATTTGTCTGTCCATT